GCAACTTGTGCCCTATCGGCACGTAATTCTTTAACTTCTTTTGCTACCATTTCTGTTACAAATTTATCAAGTAGTTTAGCATGTTCACCAATGGCTTTGCGATAATTTACCTTTTGCTGTGCAAGTGATTCTCTTTCTTCAGCTAGCTCTGCTATTTCTGCTTCAACCTTTTCGCTAATGAAACTGTCAACAGCCTCAACGATTTTGCCTTTGTCATGTTCATAACGCTGTGCAAATTCTTCGCGTAGTTCAGCAGTAAGCTCTTCTCTAGCTTCTAGTATTTTAGAATCCCATGCTTCTTGGAGTGCGGACGTTGCTTCTTCAGTAAGTCCTGCGCCTTCAAGTAGGTCTTTAAATGCTGCCATAGTAGTCTCCTACTTCCTTTATAGTTTAAGTTCTCTGATGAACTTATGTACCTCGTTCAACAGGTGTTTTTCTGCACTTTTGTCGTGTGTAACTGCTTGTGCGACGCTGTGTATTACAGCGCCACCTTGCATATTAAATAGACTTTCGTAAATAGTCTTAGGGTAAGCGTCTGGTGCACTGGGCTGGGCCACAATGTCTACAGTAATAATATCAAAGTCACTTACTAAGCCACTTTCATTTACATTACCACTGCCTCGACTGCTAACGCCCAGTTTCGCACCTGCTTTTAACAATGCTTTCGCAATATTACCCATAGGTGTGTCTATGATTTTTAGTTTTCCCATTCCGTTAGCTTCATCACAGTGCATATCAGTAATGATGTGACTAACGCGGTCTAAGTTAATCTGTAATTCTTCTGGATGATCTAACTCACCCATTACAGTTTCGCCTTTACCTAAACGAGATCTAACACTTTCAACGGCTTTCTGTATTTCGCTTCCAGGATATACTCTTCCATTTTGATTTTTTACGTCGCCTTGGATGAATAGTCCTGCCATAAATAGCTCTTTACCATCCTGTGATTCCATAATCTGGACACCGGATGTTGTAGGATCTATATATTAGAATAACTGTCTAGCCATTAATAACTCCTTTTACGCCTTATTTACTTGTTAGGTACTTTAGTAAATGGGCTTTTGTTTTCACTACCGCTATCTTTGGTATTAGCACCGTTTGCGCCACTGTTATGCTGGGTACCAGCTTTCTTGTGATCCGCTTTGATATTTGATGGTGAGTTAGAATTTTTAGGGCTGTTATTGCCTTTGTTTCCTTCTCCGCCATTGTTTATCTTAACAGGCTTAACGTTTCCTGAACCAATTTTGCTTGGCTTAGGTGCGTTAGTGAATGGTGATTGATTGTTATCTGCTTCAGAACCTTTTAGGTTACCGCCTTTCATAGGCTGTTCGCTAACTTTGTCGCTGAACTTAGTAGCTTCTTCTAAGCTATCTTCGTCTTCGTCTTCGTCGTCTGACTCATCTAGATCGTATTCTACAGAATCCATAACTTCTTCTTCGTCGTCGTCTCCGAAATCCATGTCGTCTTCGCCTTCATCTTCGTCGCCGCCAAAGTCATCTTCGCCTTCATCTTCGTCGCCGCCTTCGTCACTCATAAGTGCTTCAAACTCAGCTTTAAGGTCTTCAAGCTCTGCTTCTAGATCGTCTACTTTATCTTCTAGATCGCCTTCGCCGCCCATGTCGTCCATGTCGTCCATGTCGTCGCCCATGTCGTCCATTTCTGGTTCCATGTCGTCGCCCATGTCGTCCATTTCTGGTTCCATGTCGTCTTCGTATGTTTCTTCTTGATCAATTTCATCATAGTTAGAAGTAATGTCGTCTTCGAATTCGCCAGTGCGATCGATTGTTTCATCTACTTCTTCTGCATCATCTTCGTCTTCATCTATTTCAGTTTCTTCATCTAAAATACTTTCGTATTCTTGACGTGCTTTAGATACTACATATTCGTGTAGCATTTCTTCGGCACGATCGTTGTCTTCTGAAAGGAGAAGTTCAAGAATTTGGTTTAATTTCTGGGACATTGTGGCCTCCTAATAATTTTTAGTTCAATATAACTTGCCAGTATTTATTGATTACTGTTTACTTATAAAGTTGTGTTAAAAAGGTGTTGAAAAGGTGTGATTTTAGCCCAAAATTAACTCATACGTCACTTTCGGCTTGTGGGTGTGCTTATTTTAGTTATAAGCCTGTATCGTCTGCAGGGGTAGCATACATAATTTTTACAAATTTGCCATGCTCTATATCTTCGGCTTTAGCAATTTCTCGCACTTTACGAAGTTTGTTTAGTTCCTTTAATGTGAACCTGTGCTTCCTCGTATCGTTTTGTTTAATTTTAGTGCCTTGGTCTTCTGCTGGCTCGTAAAATTCCATGATCTTCATTATATAGTAGTCCCGCCTTCAGGAGGTAAACCGCCTGTCCCTGTAACATTATTTATCCCTTCTGCGCCTAAATCAGGCTCTTCAAGTCCTGATAAATCTGGCTCAGCGTCTGGGTCAACAAACTCGTCAGGTTCGGGTCTAATACCTATATTGTTTAGTCCGAAGTCATTATCTTTTTGTTCTGCGTACTTAGCGTAGTCGTTTTCTTGACTCCACAATGCTTCATTCTCTTTAAGTTCTGCATCACTAAGACCCATGTATTTCTTAAGCGCAAACTGCTTGCTTATAAACGGTATTTGAGATATTTGTCCGAATAGAGAAGCACGTTCGGTGTTAAGTTGTAGTTCTCTGTAGCTACTAAAGTTCATAGGCTTGTTAAACTGTACTCTAAATTTACTGCTATCGATATCGATGCCTCTGTATTTTAGATACATTTTAAACTCTTTATCGAGGTCTTCTTGTATTTGCTTCTGTAGTCGTTCTACATATTTCGCAAATCTATACTCTTGTATATACGCAACACCGACTTTACCGTCGTTGTATTGCGCAGAACCATCTTCTGGTCCTGTGGGCAAATAACTACTTGGGATGCGTAACCCGCGTAATAATTTGTTATTAAAATATCTCAAGTCGTCTATTTGCCCCAGGTTCTCGCCGCCTGGTAAGGTATCTACTTTGCTGCCACGGCCGTCAGCGGTTGTAGCAAAGAAATAGTCTTCTAACATACTCATTGGATTGTATGCAGAGTCAGCAACACTTGATCCATCTGGGCCTTGATTAGGCACACGTTTTTGCTGTACTTCGTATTTCACTTGCTCAAGGTACTGTCTAGCTTTATGAGGAGGCATGTTGCCTACATCAATCATAAACACACGTCTTTCCGGTGCTCTGTGTACCCTGTAAATAATAATACTATCTTCTAACAATTCTTTCTGTTTAAATACTTTAAAAATAGGCTCTAGTATGCTTACACCGAAAGGCCATGATTGATCCATACCTTCTGTAAAGCTAATGTGTACTACATGTTTTGCATCAACAGGAACACCTTGGTCAGTACCTGTGCCGCTTCCGCCTGAATAGTTACCGCCAGCAGATGTTCCTACAGGACTCATTATACCCGATAAGCCTTGTCCACTGCCGTATGGCCTTGTATGAATAGCCGCAACTTCTGTAGCTACTTGTTCTGCTAGTATAGGATTTAGATTTTTAACAAAGTAAGTTTCAATTTTCTTACCTTCACCTTCGTTCACAATTACTTTTTCTATGTTAGCGGGGTCTATCCACATTAGTTCATGTGTTTGCGGATCTCTAATAAAAAATTGGTCACCGTACTTACACACATTGCGGAATATTCTAAAGGCGCGTTTGTGGAATTCGTTAAGTCTGCACCAGTTATAAAGTGTCTTGTCAATAATTTTACTTTCTGTATCACTTGGTTGCTCATTATAATCGACAGCAAATGGCAATCCGCTAAAATCGTTTTCTTGTGTGCCAAATTCTGCAATAGTGTCTAATGCCGCGTTTACTTCTAAGTCGTTATCCATTTGATCGTACTGGATATAACGCATTAAGCGATTAGGAGATCCTGCATATACTTCAGGTAGCCAACTACTATACCGACTAGACGCACTTAATCCGTAGTGTTCTCCGGATGTTTGTGGTTGGATGTTAATCGGTAACCCTGAATTATCGTAGGGTGTAAAATGTTTGCGCCAGCTCATATATATGTTTCCTTTTAAAACTGTATTTATCGAGGAAAGGGGAATTTTAACCAGTTAATATGGCTTATTCTAAGCGATCACTTACTTCTTTGGTTATGGTATTACCAGTTTTAAGAAGTTTGTTTGTTGAATTTTGTGCCGCAATTAGTTCGCCGACTAGTTCTTCTAAACTTTTGCCAGCTATATTAACTGCGGTTGTGCCTGGTTCGGTACTTGGCACACTTGATGGCTTAGTCATCGACGATGGCTTAGTC